AACTGAGGGATGTCCAAACCAACCAACCCGCTGCCGCAGGTGTGGCGCTGCCAGCACTGTGGCTACTGTAGACTCTACCACGACGGCCCACCCCCCACTCGACCACTAAAGACAGTCATCATCAAGTGCCCTAGCCCCAAGTGCAAGCAACTCAGGCCCCACCTCTACAGCCACCAAGGGAGGAGCGGATGACCTCCCTAGCAGAAGTCCAAGCAACCCGCTGGCGAGAATTATCATCAGCCGTCAACAAGTGGTTCAGCACCCCTGACCTAGAAGGGCTACGAATCATCCTCTCCGCGGTTTCATCTCACTACAAACCCGAGGTCGAGCCAGTTTGGCTATTCGTGGTCGGCCCATCCAGCAGCGCCAAGACCAAACTAGGCATCGAGCCCTTTGAGAAACTGTCGCAAGCCCACGTAACTGGTGCCCTCACCCCAAAGACGTTCCTCTCAAGCTATGGCGGCAAGCACGACAGCGGCTTGCTATCCCGCTTAGGCCCAACACCTTTGTTCCTATTCAAGGATTTCACAACCTTCTTGTCCCTGCGACCCGACGACCGGGCAGCCGTGAGCAGCCATTTCCGTGAGATTTATGATGGCTACATCTTCCGTGACACCGGGGCAGCCAAGACCCTCAGTTGGAGAGGCAAGGCAACAGTGATAGCAGCTTGCACCCCAGCTCTTGAGCACGCATGGGCCATCCACCGTGACCTCGGTGAGCGGTTCATCAACGTCCGCTGGCGTACTGGGCCTCGGATGGAAGCAGCAGAGAAGGCAGTCAGCCAACGAGCCAAGCGGGACGAAATCAGGAAAGAGTTGCAACAACTGGTCGGTGCATTCCTAGCAACCGGCATCCCCAAGCCCGAGGCAGCCCTTCCCCAAACAGCCAAACGCACGATTGCCAAGCTCTCTTGCATGGTCGGCTACCTGCGAGCACGAGTCATTCGAGAGTCGAACCGCCATGAGATCATCGACACCGTTGAAGCAGAAGGCCCCGGACGCCTTGCACAGATACTTGACAGCCTATGCAGGGCACATGCTTCACTTTTCGGACGTGAGGCCGTCGCGGGGGCCGACCTTGGACTGGCTCATCGGGTCGCGGTTGACTCTGTACCTATGCAGCGGCTCCGCATCTACCAAGCCATCACCGAGAAGGGGCCGCTTGGTTATGTTGACCTGACTGTTCAGACTGGCCTCAGCAACTCCTCCTTGACCTATCACCTTGAGGAGATGGTGGAGGTGGATGTCTTGACGGTGGAGAAAGAGGGGAACAAAGGCATCCACAGGTTCTCAGATACCTTCAAAGAGTTCCTTCCTTAGTTGCGCTTTGCATTCGCCTTTTTCTCTGACCGCCTTAAAATAAGTTAGTCCACAAGTCTCCCCCCTAGGAGGGCATCTCTTTTATACACCTATATATACATACTTCAGACTTTCTATGGTAGTAAAAGAGAAGGCTAGACGCGCAACTAGGGGTGTGGTTTGTGGACTAGAATTGGGGCTTTTGGCGCACCCACTCAACTGTCATCGAGCGCTCCTCCCAAACAGGCTATCGCAACAGACAATCCAGCAACCTCTCCTGTAGCAGAGAGGGTTCCGAGGCTAAGCGGGTCATCAAGAGGCAGAGCATTCGCCTTGGCAAATCGAAGGCGTGACCGCGCTCGTTCTTCCTTCAGAATCCGCAAAACCCTCTCCATTTCCTTCCGTCTTACCCACAGCCATTTCATTTTAATCCTCCTAGTCAACTAACCCCAACGCTGAACGTTTGTAGGGCTCCAAGTCATCGTCAGAGGGATTGTTCTCCACCCACTGCTCAGCGTCATCCAACACGTCAGCGACGCATTGTAGACAGTACCCTGATTCATCAAGGTGCCCAGGACAGAACCACTCCCCACAGGCGGGACATTGGTGCCGCCCAGCCCTCAGACATCCCTCGTACCAGTCACAGTTGTTGACGACCATCACTCACCCTCCGTTTTCAGGTGGTACAGTTCATCGTTGAGCCTGTCCACTTCAATCTCTAGCCTGCTGTGTTCAGCCAGTTGTAGGGCAATCTCATAGAGAGCAAAGACAACATGTCCAGACACAACAGTCGGGTCAGTCTTGGCTAATGTGGGAGAGTCTCCCACAGCCGCTCGTTGTAGCGCACGAATCTCATCAGCAGTCACATCACACCTCCATCCTCTTGTTTATTTGTCCGTGGATGCTGCGCGTCCCAACTAATCCAACGACACCTCGGGGAGCAAAATTTCTGGTGTGTCCTCTTCTGGTTGAATCTCTTTCCGCACTGGGGGCACTTCCCAGTCACCTTTCTCAATAAGCCTTTGCCGGACATAGTTCCTCCTCTCCTCAATAGTGTCGAATGTCATGCCTGCTAAAACGCAGTTGCACCGGACGCAGGAAGGGTGAAGATTGGAGGCTGCATTTGATCCACCAAGGCGCTGTGGTCTCATGTGGTCGTAAAGAACCGCCCACTCTTGGAAGCAATAGCCACAAGGAGTAAAGCGCGGCGGTCGTTTTCCTGTTCCACCCACAGAGACAGCGTAGCATGCGTTGCAACGCGTTGTCAAGGCCTCTCGGTGTATTCGTGTCTCTAGACAGTGACATCATCGCACCTCCCTGCCTTGCCACAGCCCTCGCCACAGCCAATTCAGCCAATTCGCGGCGTCCAGATAGTCCCTCACCCCTTCATAGTCCTTAGAACAAAGGGCTTTGTGCAAACAATACCCCTCTGCCCTCCTGAGTATAGACATTCCCTCGTCATGGCCTACCATGTGTCCACCCCCCATTTCCTTCGACACTCCCGCTTGGCAGCGTTGTACTCTATCCGCTTCCACTCGCTCGTGAGTTGACCAATGAGTAGAGCACAGCCAGTCCAGAGGAGCACACAGCCAGTCACGAGTAGCCAGTGCCAGATTGTCATGGTTGAGCCTCCTCATACTGCCCAGTTTCCACATTGTCCCAACAGAGGACACAGAGACGCTCACCATTAGAGCGCAACTCTATATTCTGTGTTGGACAACCGCACAATTCGCACGATTCCCATTTGGGTTCTTTAGTCATCTCACCGCCTCCACATAGGTTATCCAAAGCAAGGGCATGAAAAGCACCATCGTCCCGACCCCCAGCCAAACAAAGAAAGCCAGGGTATTGAGGAACCGAGCCTGCCAATCGCTCATGGCTTCTCCTCCTCGTACAGTTTCAATAGTTCCCGGCTCTTGATTCGTAGGGTAGCAAGGTAAAACTGTTTACGTCCTTTTGGTGACTCCTCATAGTCCCCTGGTACATGGTAGTACATATCCCTAACCATCTCAGCCAACTCCCGCGCCAGTTGGTCGCGTTCGTCTATCTTGTCAAGGGAGGCATATATCTTGTCAAATATCGCCTTGCTGGTATCACTCATAGTTTCCTCCCTTTGGCTTGCTTGAGTATTGGCTCTAGCCATTCCCACTCCACCTTCTTAAAGTGCAGGTAGTTTCCCTCCCTAGCACGAGCTGAAACGCCTGGGTCGTAGCCCTAGCAGACTTAGCGTAAATGGCTCCGCTCATTACTCACCCCCATCAATCGCCGCTTTGATTCTGCGGGCTTCTTGTGCAAGCATGTGTGGGGGCCACCATTTGTCCTTTTCAGCAACCCGCTTAAGCAACTCATACATCTCCGGCGCTGCTGCGATTAGACGGGCGCGAGACTCGGTTTCTTTGTTGTCATTCCCGACCGCTAAGGCTACCAGCTCGCCAATAGGAGTCCTCACTTCGGCTACCCATCCATCAAGCGGGCTGTCATAGCAACCAACATCCCCACTCTTGGGATAGTTGTTGCTTGCGTGCAATTCGTTGAGCCACGGCCCCGGCGTGAACTTACTAGTTGTCTTTGGTTGTGTCATGCTCAGACCTCCTCAGTCAGTATGGCGGTGCGATCCTCAAATGCCTTGGTATTGTCAAAGTCCTGCAACGCCTTCGTGGTGCCTGCGTCTAGCTGACAATGCAATCCTGTTCCACCTCTCTGCCAAGCGCCACCATGCTTGATCCTATCGCCTCTGGAATATATCTCGGTGGCCCAGGGCTTCCCTGTGAGCCTCTGTAGAGCCCTAGTGAGGGGATCGTCAAAGTTTCCGTGCCCTGCGCCGACAATATCTTCCCGTCTGATCTCAATCTTCATTTGCGTCATGGTTTGGTTCCTCCTCCTCGTAAGATTTACAGGCACAGTATTGTCGTGTCCGCTTCCATTCCAACAACGGCCCGAACCATCAAAGAAGCCGTGATCTTTGTCTGAGTGTCCACAGTTGGCACATTGTTTGTTTGTGTGCTCTTGGTCAGTCATCTCATCCTCCCAGCGGTTGCCCGCTTTCTAGCACTCCCCCCAACCCTCCGTAAAGGGTTGGGAGTTGGGCTAGTGCTTGTCCCGCATTGCCTTGAGGGCCAACAATTCCCGAATGTGCTGCGCTTCGGCATCCCGCAGCGCTGCCGCGATTTCCCAAAGAGCAAGCGCAATTTCTAAGCGTAGTAAGCTCTGCCCTTTTTCGGTTCCCCAATCATCGAAGCGTTCTAAGTTGTCCTTGTGTTCCTTGATTTCCTTGTAGTCCATGTTTTCACCTCAGCGGAAGTATCCGCTTGTTGTCCCTCTCACCGTGGGGCCGAAGGGGAGCCTTTTGTTGCGCTTGTCTCGACCCAGGAGGACTGCGCTCATAGGCTCCCCGATGGCCCTTTTGCTAGGGAGGGACTGCCCTAAATCCAACGCTGCTTGAGTGCATATCCCCCGTCACTGTGCACCCACGGCTTACAGCCACCTCGCTCACCCTTCATGGCCTGTGGGAACCCATGCATCAAATTTTCGCACTTCTTGCGTGGCCCTGTGCCATCGGGGCATGAATCCTCCGGGGGCTTGACTCCGTTGCGGTGGTCGTTTGACTCGCACCCCTTCCCTGAGCACTCATGGCCCTTTGGGAACAAGGTGCGAGAGAGGGAATAGACAAGATGGAATCCCATATCCATCCCACAACCCCCTACCTTGACCGCTTCGCGCTTGTCATCGAAGCCCCACCCAAGCGCCTTTGCCACCCAATAACTCAACCAGTGGGGCGAGTTGTCCTCGATCTGAAAGACGTTGATTGACCGTTGCATCCCACTCCGTGAAACGTGCTTGACCGTGGTGTAAACCGTATCCCCCGGTTTCAGCGTCTCACGCAAGCGGGCAACAAACTCCTCTTGTTCCTTGCGGACTGCTTTGTTTGCCATGATCTATCCTCCTTGCTGCTCTAATCCATCCCCTCCCGCCCCTGAGCAGAGGCGGGGAGTGAGGGACTAGGAAATGGAAACCTCTCTCCAATCCCTCACATTGACACGATAGCAGCGCCTTGCCTGCTCTTGCTCCTCCTCAGTGAGCCCAGCCGCACCTAGCAGCATTTGCCAATTCCGCTCTAGGTCGTCCGCGCTACCGATCCACTCATTCAACCCGCAATCCCCATCCTTGCGGCCCAGCACATGCCCATCCGCTGTGATAGACAATTCCACCAGCGCTGGATCGGTGAACTTCGCCCCGATGATGCACCCCACGATGGCGGCCATCTTCGGGCTCATGTTTGTGAATCGTCCCGGTTGCAGCTTGCTTTCTAGTGTATTCATCTCGCATCCTCCCTTACATCTGCTACCCTAGTAGCACACTCCCTGACCCTTGTCAAGTGTTATTTTGCAGCGTCAGGAGGTTTGTATTCAACTGTGATTTTATCTCCCGCCCGCAAATGAATGCCGCCGAAAATTGGGATGGCCCCGATTGGCTTGTCATCCTTGTTGAGAAGGATCACCCCCCACACTTCCGGGGTCATTCCAGATACTAGATGCAACCATTCAATCTTTGTAGTCTTTGCCATTGTCTTTTACCTCCCTTAACCACCTTCCTACACTCTGAGCACCTTGCCTTGACTCCCCACGATGTAGTCACATGGCCGCACTCCAGCTCAACAGTAGGGCGGTCAAATATCCCCTCCGACTCCTTGAGTGTATGCACCACCAGACGGAGTGGCCCCTTGCGCTGCGGCCCCCACTTGCCACCTCTAAACTTGCCTAGATCAGGAGGAGTGTAGCTCATTGCTTCTCAGACTCCTCATAGGTCGGCAACTCCTCCAACAGAAAGTCTCGCATAGCAAGCATGGCATCCTGTTGGCTCTTGGTGAGGAGCGCCTCAACGCATCCCCCACCACCAGGAGCTGCATAGCGAATGAAGGCATAGACCTTCTGGGCTGAGATAATCTTCCTTGCTTTCTCAGGCTTGCTCATGCTACCCTACCCACGATGACTCCCCGCCTTGACTACTTCATTGGCAATCATTATCTGAGCTGCCCCGCTTGCTCTAGGCGCTTTAGGTATCGTGCCAACCCTCATACCCGGCGCGTAAGGTGTCCCTACTCTCTGTGTATGCGTAGATTCAATGTCATCATCACCCTAACCCCTGTTACTACTACGCCTTACCGGCAGCCAGCCTCAGAGGAGATCGAGCCGCCAGCGGAAGCCCTAGAGAATGAATAGCTTAGCGTCATAGCATCCCTCAGCCTGCACCCTTTCTTTCTCCTCATGCCGTGAACATTTATGGTGCAGAAACGCATTAGTTACCTGCCCTACGATTGCCCGATTGCTTTTGTGCCCCCAACATCCTTTTACCTTGCTGGAATCATAAGTCCACGTGCAATTCAAGCAGCCCCAAATGCCTGTTTTCCAGTTGCGAGTTATCCGCGCAGAATCCATAGCATTTCCCAGGCTGCACCCCAGAGGATGCAGACGGCGAGTGCTACCTATCTTGCGTTGATGGTTCATTAATCTCTTTTTCGCAGCGTTTACAGAGCAGCTCATAACCAGCGTGACAGAGCCTTTGGGGAGAATCCGGCCTGATATACTTGCCGCAGTATTGGCAGTGTGTCCCTTGTTGTGCCATCGTCTTTTCCCCCTCCGGTCTGAAAATCCCAAATAGCGTCTTGGGCTTGGGCATGGTGCTAGTTCCTCACATAGCCGAGGTTAGTTAGCGCCTTGCGGGCTTCGTTGAGGAGCGTTGACTCGACGCCGTTAAGCACGGTCTGAACCCAGACGACCCGCTCGAACCGCTCGTCGTAAACGGTTCTCCGAAACTTAACGCAGCCGGTACGTCCGAGCGCTGAGTGGGGGCTTCCGACCGGCTCGGTCGAGCGATAGAGCTCGATCTTCTCACCGCCCCTTACCCAGATCTCTTTCTTCTTACCCATTGTCTTTGCCTCTGGCTTGGTGTTCGCGGATATGGGAGCGCCATTCTCCGTAGGCGTTCTTCCGAGCATCTTTCCCACACCAAGTCCCTGTCGTAAATCCACATTCGCACTTAACCTCGAAGCCAATCTTTGCACCTTGGCATTTGTGGCCAGGAAGTGAGTCGGGGCGTTGAGTGTTTGCCATCATCGTTGCCTCCGTCTTGGTTTGCTTGCTCATCTCAGCCTGCCCTCTCAGTGAAAGGGCAGATGGTGGAGAACTAGGTAGTTCCTACTCTCACTCATTCACCTTTTCGATGGCCGCAATAGATTGCTCCACTATTCTTTGCGTGCCGACAAACTGGTCAGCCAAGTCAGGGTACGACTTTTGGAAGTCCAGTAAGTCTGCTTTCACTTGCTTGAATGTATCTAACAGCCCTAACAGTTTGTATGTCTGTGTCATCGTCCTCACCTCTCTACTGCTACCATCTATGAGTCCAACTCGGCCAGCCGCTTGGCGCACAACTCTTGCTGGCGCTGGCATTCCTCTATCTGTTGTGCTAACTCAATCGTGCGCTTGGTGTGGGCTGCCCGCATCCGGTCAATGTACTGCTGAGCCAACGCGTCAACCTGTTCCTGTATCTGTTTCCTTGTCATCGTGCTACCATAGTAGCACAGCCCCACCACGACACCATAGACCAAAGGTCACCTTTGCCATGAGTCATATCACCTAGCCTGTACCCCAGGGGCTACCCTGACTCACCTGCCTCACCCCCGCCGCGAGTCCTACCACCAGCATCCATGTCCTAGCCTAGCCCTCCCATCCTAGTCCCCTGAGTAGGCCGTCTGTCCCCCCTGTCCCCTTTCTCCCCCGCGCAGCCCCCTGGTCGTAGTACGCTGTCCACTGTCCCTCTCACTATCCCTAGCCATATCCCCATTCATTGTACGAGCGGGTCGAAGCAGGGTGGAGTTATCAACACTCAGTCGTGCGGGCCTCACAAAAATTTTTATAAAAGTTGGTTGACGCATGTGCATCTTCGAATGGCTGCTCAGTGGATGTTCGAACATTGGCTCGATGGGAATTCGAAGTTGTCAGCAATTCGTCCACTTTTCCTGACAGTACACAACCGGATATTACAGAAATTGTAATAATTCCCGTGGACATGGTGAGGCCTGTTGCATCTGCCACAGAGGTGTGCTATGGGTAGATAGTTAAGGAGGGCGAAATGACCATCGACGCAATCCAAGCGGTAGCTGATCAGATGAATATGAAGATACCAGAGGAATATGCGGAACACTATCGGATTGGTCAATGGACTCCGTGGGAGCCAAATACAACGAGTTTCACAGGTTGGAAGACTTCTAGGGAGGAAGGCGAACGTCTCACTTCGGAGAGCGAGCTGGGCTTTGTTGGTCAATGGATGCACGTAGTTTCTGAAGATGGCCCCCTCTTCTATATCAACCTGCCAGGATTCCAGGGTGGTCAATACCAAAAGGGTGAATGCTTCGACATCGGTGATGAGCGGGTCTACTCTAACACACCACCAGAGGAGATAGAGCGCCTCTTGGAGTCGGGCCTGAAAAAGCTGATGTTGCTAGTAGCCACGCATGGCTAAGTCCCTCACCCTCCTCAACCGCTTCGACCGTCTGAACCGAAAGCACTTCAGGGGGAGGCTCAAGAGGCCGTCGATGGTGAGGTTCTCGAAGAAGCTGGATACAAGTGACCCATTGCTTCTTGGGCACACAGAGATGAAGGGGGACGGTCGAGTCTACATCGTCATCCATGAAGCTCTAAAGCCCTTTCCTGCCTTGTCAGAATTCATCTTGGTGCATGAGATGGTGCACCAGTGGAACGATCAACGCGGGATTAAGTCGGTCGATGACAACTGCCGGAAGCGCGATGGTAAGCATCACAAGAAGATGCTCTCCATCCTCAAGCGGGAGCCCTGGCTATGCTGAAGTTTGAAGGACGACCTCATTGCGCTTGGCCAGTTGCGAGTTATACTTGCGGCGAGTGCGGATACACGATGTGGAATCATTTTGTCAGGGAGGTATACCTCAGGCGGCTTGTGTACTGCATCAACAAGGAATGCAAGTATGGTGGCCAAGTATTTGAGTTGGAAGGGGAACGATTCGCTTTCAGGTTGAGTCCGTCTGGCCTCTTGCCTATCGACTTAGAAGGGGTTGAGCATCGCTATGGCCCTTAGTGCTGCCCAGATTCGCCAACTCCGCCAGGACAAAGGGTGGAGCCAGCAGGCCCTGGCTGACAAGCTAGGGGTGAACAGGACGACTGTGGTCAGGTGGGAGGCAGGGGAGGTGAAGGCGATTTCAGCATTGATGGTGTTGTTGGAGGAAGTGTTGGAGGTCAAGGAGGAATGATAATGGCAAAATTCAGAAAGAAGCCTGTTGTAATTGAAGCAGTCCAACTCCGTTGGGACACTTGGAGTGAAATGTGTGACCACGCAGGAGTCGGGAAGTTGGAAGATGGAAAGCCACAAGGCTGCTACATCGACGCTGAGGGGAACGCCACCACGAAAAACGGGGCTTCTGGCGTAATCGGTTTGCTCATCCCCACTCTCGAAGGGTTGATGACGGCTCGCCAGGATGATTACGTGATCCGTGGGGTCAAGGGTGAACTTTATTCCTGTAAGCCTGACATCTTCGAGCAGACCTATGAGGCAGTATAGTAGGAGCCAAGATGTCGATGATACAGTTGGAGTGTGATGAACCTCTCTTGCAAATGGGGGCGAAGCCCGCAGCGATTCTGTTCGTTTCTCGCGAGGGCATTCTCTTGATACGCTGGATTGACGGATGCTCGCCTGAAGAACGCTGCCGCGTAGAGGAAACACTGAAGCGCGGCGTGAGGTTTGGAGACTTGGAATAATGCCCAAACACCGACTCGTAGCGCCCCGAGGCAAAGGCGGCAGCAAAGCCATCCTTGATGCTAGGCATGACCGCACCTTCATGAAGCTCTCCAAGATGGTTGACAAGGAGGAGTGGCAGGAGGTGCTGGGCCACTTCCCTGAGAATGCCAAGGCGGAGAAGTTGTTGGCCCTGCTGTCGAATCCTCTCTTTGCCAGGGCCACCATCGGCAAGCTGGCGGTCATGTCTGGGATGCCCGCCGCCGAGTTGATTCTCCTGTTCACCTCCGCCAAGAAGGCCGAGGGGATTATCAGGATGGGTAGGAAGTTGCCGGATGTCATGGAGGAGACCGCTGATGATGCCCTCTCAAGACTCGTCCCTTGCGTTCGATGTGATGGGAAGGGAAGGATCAAAGTGAAAGATGAGGATGTCCCCTGCAAGACTTGTCAGGGTGGGGGAGTCAATCGTGTCCCAGGTGACCTAGATAACCGGAAACTCGTGCTTGAAATGGCGGGCTTGATAGGCAAGCGTGCCCCCGGGCAGGCGATTCAAATAAACGTGGGTGGGTCACAGTCGCTTGAGACCAGGGTGGGGCTTGCACAACAATTGTTGTCTGAACCTACAACAGAGGGGGAGATCGTCAGTGCAGAAGACGTTGAAGAGCCTACTACAGACGGATGACTCCAAGGCCCTGTTGGGCTCCCTAGAGCGGATAGCAACCGCCCTAGAGGTCATGGCAGGGTTGAGGCCGATCACTGGGCCGGGCAAGGACGAGAGCGAGGTGATGGAGAGTGATGACAAGGTCTATGCCCAACAGGAGGTTGATGACTTGATGAAGGGACGGCCAGAGGAGGAGGATTGATGCGCTCATTGCTATTTATACTCATTCTATTGTTGTCAGGATGTGCATCACGGGGGCCGGTCGCCCCCATGCCTGTACCCGAGCGTCCTGAGTTACAGTTCATCCGTGAGTTGTTGCAACTATCCCAGACCTTTGGGGCTGACAACTCCTGGGGTCGTCACTGCCTGCCCGAGCACCTACGCGCCCTGAAGCATGATGATTGGCCTCCCCCGCTCAACCGGATTCCTCGATGGATGAGCGCCTATTGTGGTGTTGAGCCTGTTTGGGGTGAAGGCTCTGCACATAAGCCCATCCCTCCTCCGGGGCAAGAGACCTTCTACCTTGTTGACCAAGATGGTTTGCGACGACCCTACTATGCCTTCACCACTGAGGGATGCTTGCACTTCAGGGTGGGGTTCAGGTGGGACGATGGGGAGAAACTAAGCGAACGCTATTATAATTTGGTCTTGCCCTGGATGGCGACTGTCAAGATAGTGCTGGCAGCGGGGTGTGAATGATGAGCCGCATCGCAGTCCTAGTGCATGGATTCGCATCCAAAGGCGGAAAGGGTTCAACTGACAAGCTCAGGCCCTACTTCGAGGCAGCAGGCTATCGGGTCTATGAGTTAGACTATGGCTGGACGCTCTTCCCCACCTACACCAGGGCTAACAAGAAACTAGCGCTCTCATGGGTTGGATGGGCGAGAGCATTGGCTGCCCTGCAAAAGGACTTAACGGGCAGCGATGAGTTGGTTGGAGTGGGGCATTCTAATGGCTGCCCTATCTTGAGGCTCTCTGCATGGCTAGGGGCACCATTTACCCAATTGGTATTCATCAACCCCGCTTTGAACACCAAGGGGAAGAAGACCAGGGTCGGATTGAAGGTTGACAAAATTCACGTATGGCACTCTCCCTCCGACAAGGCAGTGCGGGTTGCTCACTGGATACCTTGGCATCCCTGGGGAAGGATGGGGGCGGTTGGCTACAGGGGCAAAGATGAGCGCTATCGAAATTACGACAAGGAGCATGACTACAAGGTATCAAGCCGCACTCATGGAGATGTCTTTGATGATGACAAGTTGCCCTTCTTCGGGCCGCTGATTGTGGAGAAGTTGGAACCTTAGCGATGTATTCGCAAAAAATTATAGACGACCAACAAGGTAGGCTAGAGAAGCGCCTGGGCTTCAAGCTGACTCGCTATCCCCTTGACAAGGTAGAGGCGTGGGTGGCGCATCTTGACGCTGCTTATGACAGTGACAAGAAGTTGCTTCGGCGTGCCCTGACCCCCGAGGAGGACAGGTTCATCCTCAACGAGACCCTCTTGAGCACGATTGACTATCGGTATTGGGCTTGTCGATATTGTGTCATTGAGCAGGATGCGATGGAGGGTGGGGGCTTAGCACGTTTCCGCCCTTGGGAGAGCCAGGAGATAATCCTCCGCAAACTGGCCCTTTGGCAAGAGGAGGACTATGACCGATTGGCGAGGAAAGAGATTGCCATCGGCGTCCTGATAGCGATACACAAGGCCAGGCAGCTCGGGGCAACAGCGATAAGTCGTTCATTATCAATACATCGCCTCTCCACCGCCAAGCATGTCCGCGCCCTGGCTGGCTCGGTTGACGAAGACAAGGTGATGGAACTCTACACTAGGGACAAGACTATCCTCGACAACCTCCCGTGGTGGCTCAGGCCCCAAGCGAAGTATGATGAAAAGGGCGCTCACATCCACTTCGACGGCCTCCAGAGTCGGATTCTCTATCAAGTCGGCAGCCAGAAAAGCGGCGTTGGCCAGGGACGACAGTTCGATGTCAGCCACCTGACTGAGTGTGCCTCCTGGCCGTATCCGATGACCATCGAGAATGACTTCTACCCTACCATCCCCCAGTCAGCAACCACCCTTTGCATCCTTGAATCGACTGCTCAGGGCCGGGGAAACTGGTGGCACGACTTCACTGAGCGCATCCGCGTCAAGGGTTCAGAGCGGTGGCGTTACTTGTTCATCCCCTGGTATGCTGAGGAACGCAAGTATCGCCGCACCCCACCGTCTGGGTGGAAGCCCTCTGACTTATCCATCCTCCACGCCAAGAAGGTTCACGAGACCAGCCCGACCTATGTTGGCAAGGTGGTCATGTTGAAGCCCAATCAGCTCTATTGGTGGGAGTCGGAGCGGGGAGATGCAGTCAAACGAGGGACGCTGAATATCTTCCTCACAAACTTTGCTGCCACACCAGAGGAGAGTTTTCAGCACACGACCGTTTCGGCATTCGCCCCAGAAGTGTTGGAGAAACTGCGGCTCCAGACAGCAATGGGGAAGCCCTACGACGTTAGATTAGGGGGCATGTAAGTGTGGAAGGTTGGCAAAACTCACATCCCCGCAATGGACGCGGACTATCTTGGCACAGGTTGGGATGGCGACCCCCGAGGCATCCTGTGGCTCTACGAAGAACCGAAGCCAAACGAAATCTATGTGTTGGGAGTAGACCCCACCATCGGCCTCTCGGGGTGGAATCGCTACTCCCGCACCCGAGACGACGTGGACACCGACAACGGGACGATAGAGGTCATCAGGGTTGGGAAGCCTCCGAAGCCAGATGTCCAGGTTGCTGAGTACGCCGCCCCGATTGATGCCATCGATATTGCTGAGGTGGTGAATGCGGTCGGGAAGATATTCAAAGGTCGGGGTGAGGAAGATGCCGCCCTGGCCATCATCGAAACCACCGGCCCTGGCATCACCACTGTCAGAGAGTTGTTGAGCCGCTACAACTACCCGAATCTGTGGAGGTGGTCAACCCTTGACCAAATCAAGGTCAAACGTGGCAACACCTTCGGCTGGGCAGCCACACGAGAGTCGAACAAGGTGTTGTTTATGAAGTCCCTTCGCCATATCGACCGGGGTGGGATACTCTTCCGCTCTCCCTGGTTGGTAGAGGAGTGTGCTGACTGCACTTCCGACTGGATGGAGTCCACGCTCAGGGCGAAGTGGGGTAGGCATGACGACAGGGTCAGGGCGTTCTTCCTAGCTATCTGGGCTGCCCATGATTGGACGAACGAGATTGACTATGAGGAGCCCTCGAAGGTGACCTCTGGCAAGGAGCCTGACTGGCAAGCCAAGGATGTCAGCTACGACCAGATGATGGAAGAGGCAGAGGAGCAGGTGGGGGAGATATTGGATGGGGCGAGTTTTTGAAGGGAGGTGATGCCTAATGTGTCCGCAAGACCCAACAACACAGGTGCTGTAGCCGGGGACTCACCGAGCGGCCTCAGTAAACGAGTGAGCGATTGACTTTCCCCCAACAGGGTGATTAGATGACCAAGGAGGGACTCATGGCAAAGGCGCATCCGGATGTGATTGTGAAACTCCAAATCCCCGCAGAGGTCTGTGCTGTCTATGAGGCCCAGGGGGAGGGGAACGAGGAACTGGAGATGGCCGCACGGCTGGTCGCCTGTGTTGACCATCGAGCATCCAGCCCTCTCTATTTCGACGACAAGCAGCGCAACGAGTTGGAGTTGTTGCTCGACAAGCAACTCAACTCATCCGCTGAAGCCTTGGAAGCCATCAGGGGGAACTATGAAATCGAACTCCCCGATGGGCACAAGTTGGTCATCCCCCACGAGATTGCCATCAGACTCAAAGACCGCCTCACTGCTGAAGGGGGGGATGTGAACACCTTGGATGCCCTCCTTATTCGCCTCCTCGGCAAATGGGTGGATGGCAGCCTATGAGCCTCCCCTTCACCTGCAATCACTGCGGCCAGCCGTGTCGTCCTCTTTACTTCGACGAAAAGGTGCATCACAGGGGAAGTTGCAAAGAGTGTCTGGACATAGCTCGTGGCTACGCACAGAAGCCTGACAATCCCGTGCAGTTCACCGATGCGTCCTCAGTGCTGGTCTTCGAGAACCCCAAGACAGGGCAGGTCTCATATCCAGGCCGCAACGACCGGCCTATGCCTGAGAAGTACGTCAAGGCTGGCTTCCGCCCCAAGCGAATGCATCACCTCCATGAGGTTGATGCCCTCACTCGCAAGACAGGGGCAGTCAACCAAGCAATGCACTTTGACCAGAACAGCCTACCTCCCTGCGACGACCGCTGATGGCTGAAACCCCGGTCTACACCCAACCCTCTGAGAGCGAGCGCAAGCATCTCGACCAAGTATTGGGATGGGCCAAAGAAGCCCTAGAGGAGGGCGGGATATTCCTCCGCTCCCAAAAGGGCTTCAGCGACATCCAGAAAATCCTCGACATGGTGATGGGGGACTTTGGCCCTGACAAGCAGCACACCGACCTCTCTCGAATCACCGACAACCGCTTCGCCAAGACCTTCTTTAACCTCTCTGCTGCCATGACCGACACCAAGCCATTCTGGGACTATCGTACCTACAACAAGAAGTTCGAGAGTCAGGCAACCATTGCAAACAAGCTATCCGCTGCTTGGTACTACACCCGGAACATCGACCTCCGCCAACTTGGGGTGGTGCAGTATGCCCTCGCAGGCGGCAGTGGCTACGCCCACGTCATCTACAACCACGAACTCGAAGACCTCGACATTGTCCCTGAAGACCCACGGGATGTCATCCCCATCCGCCCGGCGTCGCTGCACACCATCCAAGATTCCTTCGGCGTGATTGTCAGGCGAGAGCGGACAGTCAACTGGGTGAAGCAGAAGTTTGGCAAGCGTGCCGACCGGGTGGTGGCTGACAGGGATGCCTCAATTTCCACCCAAGCCGACCTCATCCAATCGCCGGGGGTGAGCGCACCTAGAAGCTCCTTCATGCAGAATGTCGCCTCCACCCTCAAGAAAAAGCCCGACCTGAAAATCCCAGCGGTTGATGTGTTCTACCTCTACCTTGACGACCGCTCTCGGAACAAGGGAGGTGTCCAACGATATGTAGGCGACTGGGGCAGAACTGAAGGTAGAAGCTATGTAGCCATGAACAACTGGGCCTACATCGTCCAGCCTGGTGAGCGGATGTTCCCCCGCAAGCGGCTGATAATCTTCACCAGGACAGCGGTTCTCTATGACGGCCCCTCAATCTACTGGCATGGGCTGTTCCCGATTGCCAAGTTCACCCTTGACCCAGCACCAGGGAGTTGGCTGGGCAAGATAACGATGAGAGACCTGATACCCCTCCAGATTGAACTCAACAAGTTGCTCAGGGACGTTGCGAACTATCACCGTCGTGTGGGCAGGCCCAACACGGTCTGGGACAAGAATGCAGCTAGCCGGGCC